ATTTACAGTCTGCTGCCATTAACCACTCGGCCACCCTTCCATTCCACGGCAAGCCTTTATAATGATTGAGAGAAAATAGGTTTTTCTATTCCCTGTCAACCCTGCCCGTTAGAGTTAATAATACTGTAACGTTAGAGTTTTTCGCCTTTTGAGCAAGGGGCAAATACCATGTTCCGGCACATAAAGCCAGCATCTATTCGGTTTTTCCCTCTTTGAGGGCGCGGATTTTTGTCTTTCTAACGTGCTTCAATTTCGCCAGGGTCAGCACGGCCGGCCGGACTTCCGGTTCTGCATCGTCATAGCCCGGCTCCCATCGTCCATTTATCAGCGGCAGCGCGCCGCGCGGAATAAGCTCCCAGTTCGACGGGTCGCAATTCGTGCGATCGCCATCGAGGCATTTCAGGCACATTCCCTCTGGAACTGGACCATTCTTTTTTTGCCATAAGTATTTATGCTTGAGTACGTAGCGTCGCTCGAAGCCGGTATGCGGATTGGTTTCGTTGATGCTGATGTAAATATAACCGTCCTCATGCTGATACTCATGGCCGGCATATTTCGTGTTGTGCGGCCGCTGGCCCTTTTTGAATTGCGTCCTCGCGCTGTTCGCGTTGTAGGGCATCTTCTTGCCCTTGTTCTGCGGGACGCTGCCTTTCGCGTAATGCCCGGTGCGGCCGGTCAACCAGCCGTTACGCTTGCACAGGGCGTTGAAATTGTCGATCGACACATTGGCCCTGGCAAATTCCCTGCAGAATTTTTCATGTGCCTCCCGCCTGTCGTCCGTGCAGTGAGCCTTAATCCAGGCCAGTTCTGCGGCCGTGTATGTGATAGGCCGGCGTTTCATTTTTTCTTCGCCTCGCCGGTGGGGCGGTTAAGTTTCCGAAGATCGCGCGCCTCAACGATTTCCTTGACGACGTCCGGCATCGGTTCTGCGGCCGTGGCTTTGCCCTCGATCATCGGCAGCATTTTTTCGTAGTTGCCGCCATATTCCGCTACAAGTGCCGCGCCCTTGAGGGCGAGATTGGCATTCTCGATGATCTGTTCGCCCACGGCGACGATCGCATTTGTGCGCCTGATCTCCTTCTCGATATCCTCGACTTTTAAATCTTCATCACCGAGCCTTTCCAGCTGCGCGAACAGGTGATTATTCAGATCGATCAGTTTATTTTTCATGTGCTGTCCTCTGCAGGTTCACTCGATCGCCGGCGTCGGCCGGCGATCTGGCGAAACCGCTAAGCGGCTTGCTGTTTCTGCTGCTCAAGGTGCAACGCTTCGCGCAGCAGATATCCTTCGAGGGGCCAGATTTGTTTGAACGCATCGTCATAAGCGATCTTCTCGCCAAGCTCTTGATTGAAATTATCAGGATGTGCGCATGCGGATTTTCCGACAACGGTGAAACCGTTTTCCAAGGTCAGAACGCAGATCGTCAATGTGCTGCCGGCATGGATAGAAAATTCCTTGTTTTTAATTCGGCTTTCAATTTGCGCGACGGTTACGCTACGCTCAGGCCTTGCATTTAAAAGGCTGTCTCTTTGTTCATTGGTAAGCATTTTAATTTCCTTTCGGGTTGTTGAATGTGAAGTTACGCAGTTCGAGGCGGCCGGCCGTGTCGTCTGGACGACGGGCTTGCCACTGAGCCGTGAAGTCTTAAAACTCACCGCCCTATCTTCGATGCCCTAAGTCTGCCGGGCCGCCTCGCTCGATCGCCGGCTGCTGCCGGCGATCTGGTGAAACGGCTGGAATTATTTTTTCTTTTTTGCTGCCTTCTCTTTTGCCGGCCGCGGCGAATGGCCGGCGTCATAGCCAACATCGGTAATGACAAGCGGCTCAGATTTTTCATTGATGCCGAACGGCTTTTCCGTCCCCGGTTCGACGATCAGATCAGGCTGGCCTTTTTGCTTGACCATGAGCGAGTCGCCGCCCTTGGGATTTTTGTTTTTAATTACAACTTCAACAGTCATTGGCAGTCTCCTTTTTGGGTTGGTTACGCAGTAAAAATTATGCTTTCAGTTTTGCACTGTCGGGGCCGACAAGAATTGATGGCGGCAGAGGAATTTCGCTAAGGACAGGGCGCCATAAATGAAGGCAATGAGGATGGCAATTCACGTAGTCTTTCTTTGGAGGATGAAGCTGCATAACTGCTTCGTCGTCGCCCCAAAATATTTCTTTTACAAATTGCATTTCCTGCCAGTTGGGAGTTCTGTTTCTTAGGCTGATGCTGACATGCTCCCATTGCATGTTCTCCCCATCTTCAGGATGAGGCGCTGATACAATCACGCGGAGCATCCCGCCGCATGGGCCGGGAATTTGAAAATAACCGAAGTCATCGCCGTAGCATGTCAGTCCACAATAGGGATGTTGAATTCTATAAGGTTCGGCTCTAAGCCACGGCGTTGGTCTCATGGCTTTTTCTCACTTTAGCGATTGCTTTTAAAACATCGGTCTCCACCAGGGGCGCGAAACGCTTGAAGGTGCGGCCTTCGCCCAGGATCACCTGGTCGAACACGCCTTCACTGTCCCGGTAAATCACGGCGTCGATGCGTTCAAGGGGATCGATCTCGTCCCAAATTCTTTGCAGGACGTTCTCGATGTCGTTGGTTACGCTCTTATTGCCGAGGTTCAGGTCGTAAATGACCAGCACCCGCGCGGCAATCTCGAAATCAAAATCTGCTTTGAACATCTTACACCTTCTCCGCTTCCGCGCGTTTCGTGAATGCGTTACGCGCCATCTTCGCGGTGCGGATGAGGTAACGATCGATAATGCTTTCAACGGTCTTGAGCGAATGTCCGGTGATCGAAGCGATCTCCGGCGTCGTGCAGCCGGCCTCGGCCAGCCTGGTCACGGCCGTGTGGCGCAGGTCTTTGAAAATCAGCCCTTTCAATTCGGGATGCTTTTTCTCGGCGGCCTTACGGAGCGCCGCCAGTGTGCGCGTGAAATAACTGTCGCTGTATGGTTTGCCCTCAACGACATGACCCGCAGCTGCATGCGCTTCCTGCTGGATGAGAACAACACCCAGTTTTTTGCGCGCGTTGTTCTGCCTGATCTGCTCCTCGATGCGCGCCTGAATATGCGCAGGGAGGATTTTCAGATCAAGCTCGACCTCGGCGCCGGTTTTGGATTGTTTGATCTTTAAAACGCCGCCGACAATATCGGCCATCTTGATCGAGCAGATATCGCCCTTACGCTGGCCGAGCCATTCATTGAGCATGATGGCGGTGCCGATCGAGAAATACCCCTCCTCGTCTGCGGCCGCGACCATGATGCGCACAGCCTCCGGCGTCCACAGTATTCCCTTCGGCGCCGTGTATTCCAGGTTGATGGCGCTGGCAGGGTTCGAGCCTTTAGCAATGACACCTTCCCGTTCAGCATGGTTGAAGACAATGCGCAAGACCTGTATGACGTAAACAGAAGTCCGCTTGCTTTTCACCCGCAATTCTTCATAAAGATTTTCGACCATCTTGGTCGTGATGATCGCGGCCGGCATGTCTCCCGCCCAGGCGCTGATGGTCTTGAGGGCGCGGTCGTAATCACGCACCGTGCGCGGCGATAACTTTTCGTAGAAGCGGGATTTTTTATAGCTCTCGATCACGGCATCGATGCTGCCGGCGAGATTGGTCGAAGGGTCCTTGCGAATGCCGGCGCGCCATTCATCGACCTGGCTGTTGATGATCTCCGCCTGGCTCAGCGCCTCGTTGCGTTCAGGTGGCAGTCTGGTCAGCTTCCAGCCTTTGCCTTTTAGATTTTTATCGGGCTGCCAGAAATAACGTTCGCTGCCATCTTTGCGCTTGCGCACGGTGAAGTATCGTACAGAGATTTTTGCCATGATGAGGGTTCCGCGTTTTTGTTGAAAGCTAATCGATGCCGAGAATTTTCTGCTGGCGCAAGGCCGAGCTGCAATGATAGGCGATCACATCCATGTAGGCCCAAAGCATCGGGTCCGAATTTTTATGTTCAGCGGCCGCGCGGCTCAGCTCGTCCTGCAGCTCGTGCGAAACGCCATTCGAGCGCAGCTTCTCCGCCAGCTGCAGGGATTTTTCAGCAGCTGCAGCTGAGCGCGGATCGGTATTTCTTTTTGCGCGTTCCGCCATCAGATCATTCAGCTGGTTAATGCGATCGTGGATGTTTGTTGTCAATCTCATGGGCGTAAAGCCTCCGCCCGGCGCTGCAGCTTCTCTGCAACGTTGTCAGCGTTCAGCGTGAGAGTGAACTTTCCCTGCTCCATATCTCGCGCGCGCAGTCCTGGGGGTATGCGGCTGTCGAGCCAGAGATCGATCGCGCGGTTGTCCCACCGTTCACTGCCGAACTGATCTGCGCCAAGCGTGGGTTTCGGCATACCTGCAGCTTCTAGGTCGGCGCGTTTGCGATCGAACGTTGAGCGCGAGAAACCGAGTTTTTCAGAAACTTCGAGAATATTAAGCAGCCGGCGGCGCATCGTTGTCTCCCTGGTTTGAATTTGCGGCGAGATAATAAAAGGGGATTGTTGAAATCATCGTGCATGCGCACGGTGAACAATGTTCGGGCAGCGCCGCGACATATCGCCGCGGCGCTGCGGCCTTCATAACGTCATATGCAGAATGAACGTGGCTCATGCTGCCGCCTTTAATTCGTCGGCATCATCAACGATCACGAAACTGCGCAGCAATTTTTTAAACGCTTTGCGCTTTTGTTCCGGCAGCGCGTTATACAGCGCGACCATCTGGAGACTGTCGGGGCTGAACGTGGCATCATCGACCTGCGCCAGCACTTTCCCTTGCATGTACTCCTGATAAAACCATGTCACCGGCACATCCAGAATTTGCGCAAACTGATAGAGCCGCCCGGCGCTGATGCGGTTCATGCCGCGTTCGTATTTCTGGATTTGCTGGAAGGTCAGGCCGATGCTCTCCGCCAGTTTTTCCTGGCTGAGACCGAGCAGCGACCGGCGGATGCGAAGGCGAAGCCCGACATGGATATCGACGGGGTCCGGCTTTCCTTTTGTCTTGCGAAGCCCGGTCATGCGCGGCTCCAGTAAGCAGCGCAGGACTTGCGGCAACGGGCCAAATGGCGGCGGTGCGCGCGGTGTCTGCAGTAGAATTCAAAGATGTATTTGAACATGAAGTACCTCCAATGGTTAGGAGGACATTACAATAAATTATTGCCAGTCTGTCAACAAATTATTGTCAGTGAAAATTAATTGATGTATTCAGGAGGAGGCAAATCGCCAAATTTTCAACAAAAAGGATATGACCATGCCTAAGAAAAAGACCACAAAACCCGCTAAGGCTAAGACAGCCGCACGCTCACCGAGAAAAGCAAAAACGAATGCCGATGAAGTCAAGGCGACAGCGCCGGCGGCATCCGCCACGGCTCCCGCTGTGAATGAAACGCCGCCGACGAAACCGCAAGGCCGCAGCAAAAAACGCGACCCTCGCACTGCGCCGAATTATGAAACGTCCGAAGCTGCGCGCCTTCGCCAGATCGAGGAAGGCAGAAATAAAAAACCCCAGGCATCGGCCTAGGGTTTTCAACTCAGTATCAAGCGGCCGGGATTATTTTCCGGCCGTTTTCTTTTGTGCCGGCGAATCGTCCACCCTGACAAAGCCAGCCTTTTCATAGCCGGCCACGCAGTTGTCGAGCTGGCCCTGGTAAGCCCACGGCTCATATCCGCGGTAATATTCTCCAGGCTCACATTTTACCGTTTCGCCTGTTTTGGGATTTTGCATGATGGCGATCGGGAATGTCCCGCATGCGGTCAGCGTTAAAACTGCAGAGAAAAAAATCAGCTTTTTCATTGTAGCTCCGTTTTTATGAAGCATCATTTATGCGCCCGGTCGCGGACAAGATCAAGAACCTTGTCCTGCTCCAGAGCATGCAATAGCCGGAACAGCGCCAGCAGGCGCTTTTCCTTTTCCGTCAACATAAAATCCCCACGTAGTCTTTTTTTTCTAAGGGGGGTTGTATTACATAATGGTATAAATTATTCAATAAAAATAATTAAGCCATTGATATTGCTTATTGTTTTTTTTCTAATTTGCCTTCGATATAACCGATCAGGCGATCTTGGTCTTTGTCTTGAAGGTTGCGGAAAAGCTCCAGGAGTTCTTTTTCCTGTGGGGTTTTCGGTGCCGCGACGTGTCCCGGCCCTTCTGTAATTTCAAGAGGGTGGACTTCAAAAACTTCAGCCAGGCGAAGCAATTTTGACCAGGACAGCTCCTGTTTTTGCAGTTCCAGTTTGCTGACAGTCTGCCCGTGCCAGCCCGGCCCGGCCTTTTCTGCGACATCACGGGTGGTCCAGCCGCGCGCTTCACGCAGTTCCTTGATGTAGTTTTTCGGATATTTTCCGGCGTTCCCCATGACGAGACTAGCTGACAACAAATTTTTGTCTTGTTCAGTCAATAATTTTTTGTCATGATGACAACAAATCATTGTCAAACTCATGAAAATATCCGAATACATACAGCTGAAATTCCAAGGAAACGTGTCTGCCGCTGCCCGTGATATGGGCAAGAAAAAGCAGACCGTCCAGCTTTGGGTTGATGGAACGATCCCGCGTAAAGGCGAGGTTGAGGCCATTTTCGTGTGGTCGGGCGGTGCAGTTCGACCCGATGATTTTTATTCCCTACCCGAGTTATCGGCAGCCGCCGGTGAAGGCGACCAGGAGTTCCTTGGTCGCTTCGTTTCCCAAAAAACGATTGAGGAAGGTCGGGCCGCTGATGCCCCTGCGTTTTTCTCCAATGGCGCAGACCGGCAGACGCAGCCCGATCTTTTTCGATCGTCGCAAAAATCCACCCACGCGGAGGCTCAGTCATGAGGCTCCCGAAATCACTCAGTAAAATGTCCATTGGCTCTACATCCAGAGCATATTTCCCTAATCAACTCAAGACCTATTCCCTCAACAGGATTACCGCATGGACCAAAAAGGCGTTGCCGATTTAAGGGAGAGTGCATTACGCGCCTGGCGCAGAACTCTCGCAAAAGACCCAAACCAAGCTGCGCAAGCTATCAGCGCAGTTGTGCGTGAACTGCACGACTGCAAACAATTCAGTCCCTGGGATATCACGCGCTTTGTTTCGCAGATGAAAAACGGCGTCAACTGCCCCGGTGAATTCGGCGCAGGAAAGAGAGCGTAGATATGGCCGCGCAACAGCTGAGATCGCAAAGAACGGAACGGCTGTCACCCTATCGGTCACGCGCGTCAAAAGAAGTTTTCATTCCCTGCATGTGCTGCGGAAATGATTTCTGGTCATGGTGCAAAAAGAAAAACCGCCTCTGCACACCCTGCATCGAGCGCGGTTATCAGCCGAGTATAGACATCGTGCGCGACGGCGCCGGCCGCCGTAAATCGGAGGAGCAATGAGCCTCATGGAAATTTCAGAGATCGCAAAAATGCTCGCCGCCGATATCGACACGCTGGTGAGAATTCTTTTGCCAGCCGCGCGGATGGAAGGCCCGGAATGGCGCATCGGTTCCTGCGCCGGCGAACCCGGCCGCAGCATGGCGATCCACCGCCACGGCTCCAAGCGCGGATTGTGGTCAGATTTTTCCGATCGCGGCAAAGGCGGCGATGCTGTTGAGCTGGTCGCCCAGGTATTATTTGCCGGTGACAAAAAACTGGCGATCCAGTGGTCGCGCCGGCATCTCGGTCTTGACAAGCTCGACCCGAATGCGCTGAAGCAAACGCGCGCAAAAATAAAATCCCAAATCAAAACCGACGAAGAAAATGCAAGGGCGGCAGCTGCAAAACGTTCGCGCCTGGCGCAAGCCATCTGGCTCAGCGGCCGCGCGGATTTAGAAAACACACCTGTCGCGCTTTATCTTCTCGGTCGCGGCATCGGTCTCGGTGACCTGGCACGGCCGCCGGGCGCCCTGCGCTATGTCGCCTCCCTGGATTATCCCCCGTCTTTGAATGACGGATTGGTGACGAGCTGGCCGGCAATGGTTGCGGCGATCACCAACGGCCGCGGTGAACACATCGCCACGCACAGAACATTTCTGCATTCGCCGATGGGTGGCGTCGTTAAAAAGGCGCCGGTCAAAGATGCGAAGCTGACGCTCGGCTCATATCGCGGCGGATATATTCCGTTGAGCCGCGGTGCATCTGGCAAGTCGCTGAAAGATGCGCCGGCCGGCGACAAGGTCATCATCTGCGAAGGCATCGAGGACGGTCTTTCCCTGGCGTTAAGCCTGCCAGAATATCGTGTCCTGGCCGCGATCTCTGTCAGCAATTTCATGAACATCGATCTGCCGAAAAATATCAGCGAGGTCGTGATCGCAGCCGATAATGACGGCGAAGACACTCCCGCCGGCCGCGCCCTGCAGAGCGCGATTGACCGCTTCATCGACCAGGGCCGCGACGTGTTCGAGGCCCGCAGCCCGATCGGAAAAGATTTCAACGATGCGCTGACGGCCGAGGAGCTGCAGGAACAACTTCAGGGGGCGATATGAAATTCCAAAAATTAAATGACAGGAAACCCGTCGAAGCGCCGCCGGTGCAAGAAAATACATCGGCGAAAAGCATCAAGAATTTGGATCTGAAAGATTTCTGGGAAATTGTCCGCAAGCACGTCCGCGATCAATCGATCGATATTCTGCTGCAGCCGGCAGCGAACACCGTGAAATGGCAGATCGTCACCTGGCGCAACGGCGAATGGAATGTGTACATCCTCGATCGCATGACTGAGGAATACGCGAAAACAATCGCGTACAAAATCACTGAATTTTATCAACTGACGAAGGGCGTGAATGTCTGACGCTAAAGAAACGATCGCTACAGCGGTGAAGTCCGCGCCGAAAGCCCGCCGCAGCAAAAAAGACAAGCCGGCGGTTTCGCATGAGGATGCTTCTGCGCCCTATGACATCACGTTCCCGCCCGATTGCCCGATCGAGCCGCTGGGCATCAACGGCGATGATGTTTATTTCCTCGATCAAAAACGCCAGCTGGCAGTTTTGAAATCCGACAAGCTCAACATGGGGACCATCCGCGCCCTGTTCGGTAATCTGCAGGAGCTGAAATATGCCTACTGGCCTCGCTTCTCAAAGCCGGACGAAAACGGGAGGTGTAAAGTGAACGGATGGCGGCCTGAACAGGCTGCCGATTGTTTGTATGCCGAGGCCTCGCGCAAAGGATTGTGGGATGTGCTTGAGCGTGTGCGCGGTCCCGGCTGCTGGCGCGATGCCGACGGCAAGCTGGTGATGCATTGCGGCGATCTGCTTTTCCATGATGGCCAAGCGATGACGCCGCGGCAGATCGGCCGTCATGTTTATCCGTCCGCGCCCGCCGGCCCGCACCCGATGATGAAGACGGCAACCACGAAAGAGATCGAGCAGCTGCTGACGCTGCTCAAGACCTGGTCGTGGCGCCGGCCGGATGTCGATCCGTATCTCCTCCTGGGATGGATCGGCGCATCGATCATGGGCGGCGCGCTGAAATGGCGGCCGCTGGTGTGGGTGACTGGCGACAAGGCGATGGGGAAATCCACGCTGCATGATGTCATCAAGGGCGTTCTCGGCCCCGGAGGTATTGTAAATTCGACGGATGCCACGGCCGCAGGCCTGTGGCAGACCGTCGGCCATGCTTCTATTCCTGTCGCGCTCGATGAAATTGAAGCTGAGCAGGATAATCGCAAAGCGCAAAACATCATCAAGCTCGCGCGCCAGGCGGCATCCGGCGGCCAGACATTGCGCGGTGGTTCCGATCATAAAAACGCATCGTTTACAGTGCGTTCATGCTTCCTGTTTTCCAGCATCCTGATCCCGCCGATGCTCGGCCAGGACATCAGCCGTATGGCCGTTCTGGAACTCGACAAGCTCCCCGAAAAAGCGAAGCCTCCAAGTTTAGATGAAAAAATGCTGGAGCAAATCGGCGCCGCCATCCGCGCGCGGATCATGCAGCAATGGGATCGCTTCCCTGATTTACTCCTCACTTGGCAAACGCAGCTCGTCCAGGCCGGTCACTCCGGCCGTTCGGCCGATCAATTCGGCACGCTCCTCGCGTGCTACGACCTCCTGACCTCCGATTATGAGCCAGACACCGAAGCGAAAGAAAAATGGTCATTGCGCCTGGCGAAGCAAGGGCTGGCTGAATGCGAACAGGATATCGCCGACCATGAGCGTTGCATCTCGTACCTCATGACCACGCAGCTCGATCTCTATCGATCGGGCGAACGCCGCACGGTAGGCAGCTGGATCATCCAGGCGGCCGGCAAGGATAAGGTTAATTACCATACAAAAGATATCGAAGACGCCAACAAGGCGCTCGGCAATGTCGGGCTTATGGTCAAAGAATTATCAACCCGAGGCGCTAGCGGCGGGTTTAAATACCATGTCCTCTACGTCGCAAATGACCATCAGGGCCTCGCCGGCCTATTCGCCAATTCACACTGGTCCGGCAACTCAGGGACCAATGGCGTCTGGGTCCAGGCGATGCGGCGCGTCAAGGGCGCCCAGGCCGATCAGCAACGCTTCAACGGTCTCAAGAAACGCTGCACGGCCATCCCATTAACCGAAGTGATCGGAGCTGACGATGAGAAAGAATAACGCTCTCCGCGCAGTTAATTTCGTTGCAAATTCTGCCCTGGCCCCGACCCGTCGCGCCCTGCGCACGACCCGTTTTCCCCGCGCCCATTCCCTTAAACCCTATGGATTTCATTCATTCCGAAAAAGTCAATCCGCTTTCTCAACTGTCCCGCTGTCCCGGTCATTGTCCCGGTCATTGTCCCGGTGGTTTGTTTGCACCTTCAGCGGGTTAGGGAGATTGTCCCGCTGTCCCGGTCAACCTCTCACACATGCACACATGCACCTGCGCACACGGGGATGCAGCGGGACATGCGGGACAGCGGGACAATTACGCCCTCTTTCTTCTTTTTCTGTTTTAAATCAGATGGTTAGAAAGATGAATGACTGTCCCGGCGTCTGTCCCGGTCTGTCCCGCCGATCATCGATGATCGGAAAAACCAATAAAATATGGGGGTTTTATTATCATGACTGACCTGGGCGGCGAGAAAATCGGGATTAACACGGCTGTAGCTGAGGCTATTGCGCAGAATGGCGGCGTCCAGGTGCCTAATTTCGTGGATGCCGAGCAGCTTTCGTTGATACCTTTACGGAAAGTCGAGGATGGGGCCGAAGCGGTTTCTAGGGGTTCTCTCGCGCGGGGTGTGGGGAGGCCTCCCGGCTCGAAAAACAGACGGACGCAGGAGATGGCGGATTACATCCTGTCGCGCTACACATCGCCGCTGATCGCGCTGGCTGAAACCTACGCGCGTCCGGTTCAAGATTTGGCGAAGGAACTCGGCTGCGACAAACTGGAAGCGTTCAAGCTCCAGCTCGTCGCCGCGAAAGAGCTTGCGCCGTACCTGCATCAGAAACTCCCGATCGCCATCGACACGGGCGAGAAGGGATTGATCCACCTGACGATCAACGCCGGGACCGCCGCAGCAGCGCAGCAGGTCATCGACGACAACAGATTGCAGGTCAAATTCCTTGACGTAATCGATCAAAACGACATTGAACAAAATCAAGGGCTTAGCGAATTATCCGCGCCAAACTCTAACGGCTCAAACTCTAACGGCTCAACAGAAACGCCGGAAAATAAAGGGAAAGATGAATAGACAACAGCAGATTGACGATCAGCAAAATCGAGCATGGAATTTCGATCTCGATGCCATGCCAATCGGTCACTACGCCGAGGGCAAGCTGCGCAACGGCGGCGGCATCGTGCCTGTGTTCAAGTCATGGAACGGCGCGTTTCAAAACGTTTCGACGGCGGCGCGCATCGACAACCTCAGCGCCTGGAGGAAGCGATGCATCTGAATTTCGAGCCGCCCGGCCCGGTCGGCAAAGCGTTCATGGATTGCAGGTTCCCGGTGAAGTCGATCATGGGGCCGGTCGGCTCTGGCAAGACCAGCTGCCTGATGATGGACACGATCAACGATGCCGCGCGGCAGCCACGCAGCAAGCTGGACGGTGTGCGGTATTCCAAGGCGCTATTCGTGCGGGAGACATTCCGCCAGCTGTACGGCACTACAATCCCGTCCTGGTGGCAGTGGATGCCGAAAGAGGCCGGCGCATGGAAGGGCGGCGGCAACGAGGCCGGTCAGCATCACCTGCGGTTCCAGTTGCCCGACGAGTCCATCGTTGACCTGGTGGTAATGTTCGAGGCTCTCGGCGAACAGAATGTCGAAGCCTTGTTCCGCGGTAAGGAATTCAATCTCCTGCGGCTCAACGAGGCCGACACGCTGGTGCCGGACGTACTTTCGCAGGGCCTGATCCGCGTCATGCAGGGCCGATATCCGGGCGAGAAGCATGTCGATCCGAACCTGTGCGTGAAGAATGTCGCGCTCGATTACAACGCGCCTGACATCGACAATTACCTCTACATTCTCAACGAGGAAAACAAGCCAGAGAACTACGGCTTTTTCCGTCAGCCCGGCGGCCTTGATCCCAATGCCGAGAACCGCAAACGGGCAACGCTGGAGGCTTATCAGGCGATGGAGGCTGACCTGATCGCCCAGGGCCGCGAGGACTTGGCGCGCCGGATGATCCATAACCAGTACGGCTATACGCGCGATGGTAAGCCGGTCTATCCCGAATACCGCGATGACTTCCACTGCGCCGGCGAGGAGCTGATGCCGATCGTTGACCTGGTCGTGCGGGTGGACTTCGACCAGGGGCTGCATCCTGCATGCACGTTTCGCCAGAACATGCCGAACGGTCAGCTCCGCATCCTGGATGAGTTGTATTCCGAGGGCGGGGCTGTGGGCCTGACGGATGCTTTAAAGCGGCTGATCGGCACGGAAAAATATAGGGGCTGCCGGGTGTTGGGCGGGTTGTGCGATCCCTCTGCGGCCGCACGCGATGCCAACGATGCCGAGAGCTGGGTCGATTGCGTCAACCGGCTAATGAATTGGAGAGGCACGCAGCGTGTCAGGCTTGCGCCGACAAACGATCCTGAAAAACGTCAGAGCGCCGTGCGGTTTTATCTCCGGGCGACGGTCGGCGATGCCCGCCCTGGGCTTTTGATCTCGACCACCTGCCGCATTCTGCGCAAGGGTTTCAATTCGGATTTCCGCTTCAAGAAGAAAAGAATTTCAGGATCGGCACAGTACGACGAAAGTCCTGAAAAAAAATTCCCAGTTTCCGATGTGCATGACAGCGTCCAATACGGCGCCCTGGATAATGGCGGCTTCGAGGAGGTGGTGGGACGGGAGCAACGCCGGCAAGGGGGAATGGGTAGCAGGATGCGCACGGCAAAAGTGGAGGTGCGGTTATGATGAACGATCGCTCTCTGGAAATTTTCCGCAACTTCAAGCCACGCCCTTGCGACGCCTGGTTCTTTGAAATCGACAGTGTGCGTCTGCAGCTGGAGCAACAGATTTTATTTTTCCCGGTAATGGCGCTGCCAAGTCTCGATAAACCCGTTGCGCTGTGCGGTGTCGTGCATGCTCACGGTGTCGGCGAAATGTGGATGGTGACGGGCGAAGGTTTCGAGAGAAAAGCGCCGGTGATCCGCGATCAGCAAAGAGGACTTTGCGCGGCCGCAGTTGTCGCTCTGAAATTGCATCGGCTGCACATGATGATTGAAAGCTCGCGCGATGACGCGAAAAAATGGGCTGAAGAATTAGGTTTCAGGTTCGAGCATGGACCTGTGAAAAGTTTGAGTGCGCGGAACAGTGACTTGGATATTTATCTTTGGGAAGGAAATTAAAATGGCACAGACAGTAGCATTAGTGGCGTCCGTTGCGAGCGCGGCAAGCTCGGCAAAATCATTATTGTCGAAACCGAGTAAGCCGAAAGAAGACCCTGCCACGGCTGCAGCGCAAAAGCGCCAGGCTGAACTGATAGAACAACAAAAATCTGCACAGCAACGCCTGCAGCTGCAGACCGATGAGCAGGAGGAAAAGTTGTCCGGCAATCTCGCCGCACAACGTCGTGCGATCGCCGCGCGCCGGCGAGGCAGCACTTCGCTTTCTTTTTCCGGTCCCGGTTTAAAATCAACATTAGGAGCATAAGCCATGCCGCAGCTGCAACCCAGAGAATTAAAAAAACGTTCCGATGCAGCTTGGTTGCTGCGCGATCAATGGCGTACGATCCTCATCGATGCCTATGAAATGGCGATGGCCGGCCGCAATCCATATTCGGGAAACGACAAGGCCCCACGGCCGATGGATCGCCAATTCGACAGCACTGCTCCGATTTCGACGATCAAATTGGCGAACCGCATCCTGATGGATTTAACGCCGCCGGATCAGAACTGGATCGACGTCAAGCCCGGTCCCTTGCTGGAGCTTCAGTACAGCAAAGAAGATTTAGAGCAGCTGCGGCCAAAGCTCGATGGCGTTGCAAAAATCGGCAACATGGTCATCAACAGCGGCAATGCCGTGAATGTACGCTACGAAGCATTTATCGATATGCTGGTCGGCGGTATGGGTGTCGCGCTTGCACTCGAAGATGCAACGGATGATCTGGAGCCGATCATCGAACAAGCTGTCAGCCAGGCCGAGGTCGCAATCGATGAAAACGCCAAAGGCCGCATCTCGGGTATTTTCCGCAGAAGAAAAATAAAGCTGAACAAGATCACGGAGATTTGGGATGATGCAAAAATCCCGGAGAATTTAACTAACCAAAAAGGAAAAGATAAAGACCCTGAAATCGAGGTGCTGGAGACAACCTACGAAGGCGGCGCAAAAAGCAATGTCGCTTGGTATTACGATGTCCTGATCTGTCAAAACGATGCCGAGCCTGTGCGTATCGTCGAGCGAACCTATGAGATTTGTCCCTGGACAATCTGGCGCTGGATGAAACTGCCGGGCATTCCGTACGGTCCCGGCCCTGTCATCCTCGCGCTCGCCGATATCCGCACCGCCAATAAAATCATGGAAATGATTTTGAAGAATGCGTCGCTGGCTCTCGCTGGTATGTATCTCGCCCGCGACGACGGTGTTTTAAATCCCGACAATGTCTTGATAACGCCGGGCGGGATCATCCCCGTTCAGGCAACGGGCGGATCGCTCGGGGCGTCGCTGGCGCCATTGGGCACCAACCGTGAATTCGATGTCGGGCAAATCATGCTCGATAAAATGCAGACAACGATTAAAAAGCATTTATTCGATAATTCTTTGCCGCCGGATCGCGCGACGCCGGCAAGCGCAACGGAAATAATTCAGCGCGTGAAAGAGTTGACCTCCGATATCGGTGGCGGCACCGGCCGTCTGCAGGCCGACACGACGCAGTATGTTCGCCGGCGACTGGAAATCCTGGCTAAGCGCGGTCTTATACCGAATTTAAAAATCGACCAGTTTACGCTGAAGGTGCAAATCAACGCTCCTCTCGCGCGTGCTGCGCAGCATGCTGAAATCGAAACCGTTATCCAATGGTATCAACTCTGCATTTCCCTGGGCGGACCCCAGGCGGCAATGCTCGTCGGTAAAATTGAAGCAATTCTGATGTGGGCGGCCGAGAAGATGGGCGTTCCTAACGAACTGTTGCGGACGAAATCCGAACAGGCCGAGCTGCAGAAGAATGTCGCCACAATCGTGGCGGCGCAACAAAGCCAGCAAGCCACGGCGTCAATGCCGGCGCAGGCGGCTTAATACAACCAAACGAGGAGAAAAACTATGAATACAGGTCAAAATACTGATGCCGGATTTTTGCCGGCACATCCTGCTATGGATGACATCATGAAGCGCATCGGTGGTCCTGGATGGGAGGCTTTAAACAAAACGCCCGCCGGCGCCGACATGGAAACGGCACGTGCAAAGGCGAAGCAAGATTTGCTGCGGAGTTATGCGCAGCTGGCCGCGCATCCGGGTGGCGCCAAGGTGCTGGAGGATATTCTCGATCAGACCCTGCGCCGTTCGCCATATAAACCCGGCAGCACTCTCACGCTCGAACAGCAAACGGCCTACGGCCTGGAGCGCATGGGGCAGAACGGCCTGGCAACCTACATCCTGAAAATGATCCATGACGGCCAAAACTTGCCGCCCGCGGGATCTAAAAAGCGCGGAAAAAAGTAATCAATCTCAACCCTAACTGGAGGCTAAAATGAGTGACCAACCTAAAAAAACTGCTGGCGAAAAACCCGGCGATAAACCAGCTGGAGGCGATGGACTTGATCCGAACGCTCAAGGCAAAAAACCAGATGCCGCCGCCGACGGCGGAAATCCTGGCGGTGACGATCAGAAGCCAAGCATCTACAGGCCAAAAGATATGCCGGATCATTTCCTGGGTGCCAACGATCAGGAAACCATCGACCGTTTGAACAAAGCCTATATGGGCGCGCGTTCTGAATTGGCCGGCAAAAACGGCGTCCCTGAAAAGTTGGATGATTATAAAATCGAACTGCCTGAAGAAATCGCTTCGGTTGCGTTAAAGCCGGGCGAAGACGGAAAGGATGCGATTTTCGAGGGCATGCGCGGCACATTTCACCAGCTCGGGATTGCGCCTGAAAAAGCTCAAACGCTGGCGGTTGAGTTTTACAAGCACGTCGCGGCAGCAGTGGCGGCCGGGAAGCCTCCAGGTGACGGCGACGGCGGCGAAGAACCGTCGGCGGACTTTGAATACAAAGCCCTTGGCGGTGCCGATAAGGCCAAGCCTGTCGTCGATGCCACCAATACATTCCTCAAAGGTCTGCAGGGCAGCGGAAAAATCAGCGAAGCAACCATGAAAGAGTTGCAGCTGCTGACGTTCCATAGCGACGGCCTGCAAGCTTTGAATGAATTGCGGCCGCTGATGGGCGAAAAACCCATCCCGTTCAACCTGGAAGGCGGCAGCGGTGAAGGTAAAATCACTGAAGCCATGCTTAATGACCGTGTTGCCGACCCTCGTTATCGCCGCGGAGGAAAGCAATTCAGCCAGGAATTCTACGATAAAACCACGGAAATGTTTGCTGAGCTTTATGGAACTAACGGGGCTGGTTGACACAAAGAATTTGCCGTGTTCGCATTGATGGTGGGGGAACATTTGCTTAAAGGCAATCGCCGTTCCCCCACCATTCCGCCCTCCAGCCATTAAAGCTGGACCGGACAGTTTGAAAGGGTCTGAAAACCTTTCCGCTACCAGGGCGGCGTCACGTCCAGGGACAGACCCGCGCTATGCCGCACTCGGGTCTTCCGCCTTAAACGGTGGGAAGATGCAGACCGGCTCCAAGCAAGGCACTCGGCCCGACATAAGCAGTCAAAACCGAAACCCTAACATGGAGCTTCATCATGAGCACTTCCATCGATAATGCGTTTATCAAGCAGTATGAACGCGAAGTACACGTCGCCTATCAACGTCAAGGTTCCAAGCTACGGAACACCGTCCGCACGAAAAACAATATCGTCGGCGAGTCCACAACCTTCCAGAAAGTTGGCAAGGGAACCGCAGCTCAGAAAACACGAAACGGCCAAGTGCCGCAAATGAACGTCAACCACACTCCGGTTGAATGCCTCCTCGCCGATTACTACGCCGGCGAGATGGTCGATAAGCTCGACGAGCTGAAAACAAACATCGATGAAAAAGAAGTTCTGTCCAACGCCGGCGCCTACGCGCTCGGCCGCAAGACCGATGAACTCATCATCAATGCCTTGGCTACCACGACAAAATTCGTCGGAAACTATTCGACCGGCCTCACGCTTCCTTTGCTGTCGCAAGCAATCGAAATGCTGAACGATGCCGATGTGCCTGACGACGGTCAACGTTTCGGGGTTCTTTCCAGTCATGCATGGGAAGAATTCAAAAACATTGTCGAAGTCGGCAGCGGAGATTACACGGGCGATCTATACCCGTGGCTGCAGGGCCAGCAGGCTTTCAAATGGAACGGCGTCATGTTCATGCCGCATTCCGGCCTTCCCCTCGCCAGCACCGATGACCGCGACTGCTACATCTACCACAAAACTGCAGTCGGTCACGCATCCGGTTCGGACGTGAAAACGGACATCACCTGGCAAGGTATGTATGCGGCGCATTTCATCAACAACATGATGAGCCAAGGTGCTTGCCTGATCGACACGATCGGGGCGGTCGAAATCCGCGTAGATGACGACACTGCTCTGACCTAACCGATTTCGGAGCGCCCCTGACCGGGCGCTTCATTCTTTTTGAATTCTGATCAAATTTTTTTATTCAACTCCAACAAGGAAGGTTACAAATGTCTTACGATAAAAACGCCCTTCGCCTGTTCCACAACGCCGCAGCTGCGGCCGATGGACTGACGGTGAAGCGCTTCTACACCTACGTCACCAACGACCTGCAATCCGCTGTCGAAGCCAACGCCTATTTCGACGGCGCTCTCGACAACGGCCTGAATGCCGGCGACGTGATTTTTGCGATCATGGATGATGACGGAACGCCGCTGTTCAAAGCGTACTTCATTACGGCCGGCGGCGCCGACGTTGCTATCCGTGGCACGGGTCCCGCCATTTCCGCGCTGACCTTTAACCTGGTCTCCGGCACGGCAAACAACGCGCTCGAAGCCCTGGCTAACCCCACAGACAGCCCGGCGACGGCCGATGCGTTGCGCGATGACCTTGTCGCCAACCTGCTGCCGGCGCTGCGCAATAACTTCGCCGATCTTGCCTCCAAGGTCGAGGAGCTTCGCGCAGCTGTTGCTGTTTAATCCGGTTCCTACGGCGGGTTCTGTTGGCGTTCCGCGCGCTCAGCCCGCCGTAGGTCTTTCAATTTCTGCGTCACCTGGGGAGGCTCGATGTCGGTTAATGATTACGATGAAGTAAAAATCTGCACCGCCGCCTTGACCCTGATCGGCGAGGACCCGATCGATACGATTACCGATCCCGAAACCGATGTCGAGGCCACCTGCGCCACCCTACTCCCGCTTGTCATCGCCACGCTGCTTTCCAAGCATGAATGGAATTTCGCCAACCCAATCCGGGAGCTTGCGGTCAATGCCGACGAGCCTGGGAAATTCGGCTACACATACGCCCATCGTCTGCCGTCCGACCTCATCGCGGGGCCTTTCGCTGTTTACGGGAATAACAACACACGTCGTCCGACGCAGAATTACGAGAACGCCAACGATCACATTTACAGCGATTTTGAAATCATCCATGCCCGCTATCGGATAAAGCCGGCCATCACGATCATGCCGATTTATTTCATTGATCTGATCGTGACCGTTCTCGGAATGCGATTGGCAAAGCCGGTCGCTGACAATACCGACCTAGCGACAGAACTGCGCATCCTTGCATTCGGTCCAGCCGAGCTGGATGGGAAGGGCGGTATGTTCGCCGATGCTAAAAACATCGATGCGAAATCACAGCCTATCCGCAGCATGTTTGCAAACGGCGACCCACTTTCGGCAACGAGGTATTGATGGGAACGCTGAAAGTCCTGCAGACAAATTTCACAAGCGGCGTCCTCGATCCGAAACTCGCCGCGCGCGAGGATATTACGTTTTACTATAACGGCCTGAAGGACGGTCTGAATTTAACCGTCATGCCGCAGGGCGGCGTCAAAGGCCGGCCGGGCCTTCAATTCGTCCGCAAGCTCAGCAAGCCACTATCAGCGATCGATCTCTCGGCCGTCACGATCACGGCGCCAGAAGGGGGAACGCCGGCCAATGTGAAGGATGGGAATGCTGCCAGTTACCTGACCACTGCGAACAATCTTTCGACTACAAATCCTTTCGTGATTGCCCGCGTCGATTTCGGCAGCGCCCGCGCTATTTCGGCGATCGACATCATAAACATCAAGCTCTCGGCCGGAGCGCTCTCCGACGAGCTGCGCATCCAGTACAGCAGCAATGACAGTTCTTGGAGCAATTACGGTTTCGCTTTCAATGTTGACGCCACCGATCGCAGCCGTCGCCGGCGCGATGCCGGCGGCGTTGTAACAGCCCGTTACTGGCGCCTGGTGCGCATCGGCGCCACCAGCCTGGCTTCGACGGTCTCCGTGGCCGAGTTGAAATTCTGGTCGGAAACGGCGGACCTTTCAAACGTCCGTCTTGTGCCCTTCGCCTATTCCACCCAGGAGGCCTACATGATGGCTGTCACGGCCGGGAATATCGATATCTTCACCGGCGATACCTGGCAGGGCAGCATCGCCATCGATCATACAAGCGCGCAGCTCCCGACTATGAACTGGACGCAATCCCTCGACACGCTTTTGCTCTTTCACAAAGACGTTCGGCCGCCGCGGATATTCAGGCAGGGCGGCGACGATGAATTCGATTTCCGCGCGGCTCCGTTTGAAAACATCCCGCAATATGATTACGGCGCCGGCACCGGCGGCGTGAACGAAGTCCAGACATTGAATGATGGCGGCACGCTTGCGAGTGGCGATAAATTCACGGTTCTCCTGGAAGGTAAACGAACCGCGACGATCACCGCCGGCGCCAGCCGGGCGGCCTCTGCCACGGCTATCGAAAGCGCGCTTAATGCCCTGGTAAATGTCGGCAGCGGGATAACTGTCGCTGATGCATCAGGCAACGGCTTTGCCGTGACGTTCGCCGGCAATGTCGGCCTGCAGCCCTGGGATGATATGACGGTTTCGGTTCTCACGGGCAATTCCGTCTGGTCAACAAGCAAAACCACTGAGGGAAAATTTCCCGGTGAAGATATCATGAGCAACGCCCGCGGCTGGCCGCGCGCCGGTCTTTTCCATCAAAGCCGCCTCGACCTGGGCGGCATTGCCTCATTACCTGATGCCATCCTTTTCAGCGTGGTCAGTGAGTATTTTAATTTCGATACAGAGCGCGATGATGCGACTAAAGCGCTCCTGTTCCGCGCGGAAACCGACCAAGTCGGCGCGATCTATAATATCGTTGCGGGCCGTCACCTATCATTGTTCACGAATGACGGCGAATTTTATTTCCCGAATGAAACGATCAGCGATGAAAGCGTCATTAAGCTGACCACGCGCTCGGGCAGTAAAGAAGGCCTGCGGGTGTTTGAGGTCGATGGGGCGCTGATCTTTTTCCAAGGCGTTAAAGACGATGTAAGCGATCGGGAGATTGCCACATCGGTGCGGGAATTTTTATTCGTCGATACAGAGCAATCCTACCAGGCGAACCTTGTCTCCAAGCTCTCCAGCCATTTGATTATAAACCCGGCCGATGCAGCATTGCGCAAAGCGCTTTCGACTGATGACGCTGACATCCTTCTGCAGATCAATGAAAACGGAACCGCCACCGCTTACACATTATTGCGCGGCGACGCCGTGAATGCCTTCATGCCCCTGGCCACGCGGCCGGGCGACAAGCTCCTTGCCGTCGGCGTCGATAAAAAGCGCCACGTTTATTTCGCAACAGAGCGCACAATCGACGGCGAAACCGTCCGATATATCGAGCGCTTCAACGAAGATTTGCTTCTCGACTGCGGCGGCATCGTCACGATCGAATACGAAAATGTTTCGGCCGCAGATGCGGGGCAGGATGAATTCGAGTGGACGTTCAGCAATCCCGGCAGCGCCGATGCGATCGGCGTCCGGCTCAACGGCGGGCGTCTGGAGCCTGAAGATTACGACGTCGATCTCGGCACAAAAACCGTAACCTTGATTTCCGAGGTCGCCGATATGGTCCAAGAGGGCGATATCATCCGCATCTCCAGCATGATCGACCAAATCGCAGGCCTCGATCATCTCGAAGGAGAAATGGTCAAAACTGTCATTGATGGAACCGAAGGCGAAGAATTTGAAGTCATCGGCGGTGTTCTCGATCTCGGTGACTTTGCCGACACAGAAGTGCAATACGGATTTGATTATGAAGTCTCCGGTAAAATGATGCCGTTACGCATCCCGGAAAGCGAAACATTATCCGGCGACAAAGTCCGCGTCGTAAAAGCCATTCTCCAGCTTTTTGAAACCGGCGGCATCGAAATCCGCGCTAACGGAAAAAGTTGGCAAGAAGTCTCTCTAATCCAGACCGATGATGAAATTCTCGATCGTAGCACTGCAGAGTTGCTTTTCACAGGTGAAAAGAAAATCGGCGGGCTGCGCGGCTTTTCGATCGGCGCGCCTTTTGAATTCCGCCGGCCGGGACCGACACAGTTCACGCTGCTCGGCATTACACGGGAGGTTTCTCTATGACAGGTCTCACGAGCCAGCTCTCTGGCGTTTTGGTTGGCAATCCCGGCAAGGCCGGTCCTTTGCCGTCCGGCAAAACGCTCGACACCACAGAAGCCGGCGCCCCGACTAAAGGCGTTTTCGGTGCAGGCGGAAAAATCAGCCTCGACAGTTTCCTCGAAGGCGGCGGCGCTTTCAATCTCGGCAGCGCGGCCGCGACGTTGTTCGCATCCAACGAGGAAGCCGCAGCGGCGATGTCGCAGGCACAGCAACAATCGAAAGCCCTGGCTCTGCAATCCGAGCAGGATTTGCTCGACGCGAAGCAAGAGGAGCTGAGAGGCAAAGAAGATACCAACAGCGTGATGGACAATCTCATCCAGACAATCGCGGCGCAGCGCCTGGCCTTCTCCACAAATGGCGTCGATCCATCTTTCGGGACGCCGATCAGCGTCGAAGCCTCAAGCCGGAAGCTGGCCAACCTGCAGCTCAGCAGTACGCGCGAGGATGCATTGATCCGTTCCCTCGCCCGCCGGCGCCAGTCTGCCGCGCGCATGGAGGAGTCGATCAACGTGCTGTCGATCGGAAAACAGAAAGCGCAGGGCGCGCGGGCAAAAGGTCTCGCCCAGGTCGGCGACACATTGGCGGAAGCGGCAATGAGGAGAAAAGAACGTGGCTAACAGAACGGGCGACGGCGCAAGCATTGCAAGAATTTCCCGACAACAGCCGGGCGTTTCTGCCATTCCGGCCATACAGTTTTCGACCACCGGCGGGAAATCCGATGCGATGGCTGAGGCTGCTTATTCAGTTGCGAATACGCTCAAGAGAATGTCCTCCCGCGTCGAGGATCGCCTTGATCTGCAGGCAGCCGCCGATGCCGCGAAAGCCGGCGCGATCGCCGGGCAGGAAGACAAGATGCCTGCGCTCGAAGATGAAACCACAATCCGCGGCCGCGCGTTCAACCAGTCAGCCAAAGAAGCCGTAGGCATCCGCATCGATCTGCAGGCCCGCACTCAGCTGAATGATTACGAACAAAAGAACCTGAACAATCCTTTGAAATTCCGCGCTGCCGCTGACAGTTACCTAACTGGCGTATTGCCAAAGCTGAAGGAATTCGACCCGGCACTGGCGCAAAGTTTCGAGGCGCAGTACAAGCTCCGCGCGGAGGATGCGGACAACCGCATACAGGCCCGTCAGCGCGCCATCATCGCCGACCAGCAAACTGAACAAGCCCTGAAGCTGCAGCTAGCCGCCCAGGACGAGATGGCTCAACAGGCCGCCGAGCTTTTTACGGGCAACCCTGCAGACGTACAAAAAAAACTGGCCGGGATGATTTCCAATGCCAGCCGCATCGTCGATACAGCGCATCAAATCGGTCCCGACGGGCAGCCTCTATTTTCCGCGCGCGAACGCGTGAATGCCGAGCGCCAGGCGCAGGAAGCTGTCGGTGAGCAGGTTGGCCGCGCATGGATGAAAGCTCAGCCCGACATGCTCACTGCGTTCGATACATGGCGAAAAGGTGAAGCTGAAATCGAAGTGGCGGACGACCAGGGCAAAAAAGCTAAGGTGCCGTTGCGGGATTTGCTCGGCGAAACGTCCTATCAAAAAGCCGAGGCTTCTTTCTATGAAAATCTCCGCAGCGAGCTGGCGCTTCGCAACCAAGTCGAAGATATCAAGGATCATGCGTTTAAGAAAAACAGCGACGATCTATATTCCGATCTGCTGGTGGTTGCACAAAGCGGACCCGATGCGCCTCTGGCGCCTGGCGCATCCGGGCCAACCCGGCCGGCCGGCCTCACCCTCGATGTCGTCGATGCCGCGCGCTCTCAGCTGGAGCCTGATCGATATCTAGCCCTTCGCACGATCGCCAAAGGCGGCGGCGCGGCCGTCAGCGACGGCCCTACCGTGGCGCGCCTGGCGGCAGCGGATGCCGATGGTCATGACATACGTGGACAGCTGAGAACTGCTTATAACGCCGGGCAGCTGACGACTGATGATTTTGTCAAATATTACAACCAGAATTCCGGCCGCATGGATCAAGGTCCCCGCGATCCGGTGTCTGCCGGCCGGGACGCCCTGACGCAAAAACTCGGCGTCCTGTCAAAAGATATTGGCCTCGCGCAATCCTCCTCGATCGGGCAGGCCTCAATCGAATATGAAATCGCCGTGAATGATTTCGTCGCCAAGGAAGCCCGCGCGCCGAACATACGCGAAGCACGCGACATATCAGACGCTATCTATGAACGCTTCAGCGCCGTAAGCGTGGATGACAGCATCATCTCTCTGCCGCTGCCTCGCTCGATGACACAGGCCGAAAAGCTCAACGCAAAATTAACATCGGCACAGATCGAACAAAAAGTTGAAAAGGTCAACGCGGAATATCTCGCGCGCCATAACGGCGATGCCGCTGCGCGCGCTGCCGACGAGGAATATCAGGGGGAGATTAAAACCCTCAAAAGATATTTCGACCTTTTAAAACTCAAGGAAATGGGTAATGAGCGACAGCCAACCAAAGCAAGGTAAGCAGGTTTCCGGTCTTCTTGAAGCCGGGAATATAAATCTCTTAAAGCGCCCGCAGGTAAAAAACCCTGATGGCAGCATTAGCACTGTGCGTTCCATCTCGATCGAGCAAGATGGAAAAACTTTTCTTATCCCAACCGTCAGCGACGACGGTCGTGTTGTTACAGATCAGGAAGCCGTCGATATATTTCATTCTACTGGTAAGCATCTCGGGGTGTTTGATAATGAAGACAATGCGACAAAGTACGCACAGGAGCTGCATAAGCAGCAAGAAAATTATTATCTCGGCCCTGAAGGTCTGAATAATAAAAACCAGAAAGAGGCTCTGCAATTCGACAGCCATTTCAGCGGCGCATTCGATGCCGCCGAAACGCATGAGGCGATCGAATTCGCCAAGCAATTCGATCAGCAGCCAACGGGCGGCGCATCTTCTGAAAAGCCGACCGATGCCGCGACAGAAGACAGTTTCGCTCAGGAAGGCGCAGCTGCTCTTTCCGCCGGCCGCGATATCGGCCTCGGAACGATCCAGGCGCCCCGCGAGATTGCCCGCGGCGTGACAAAGGGCATTAATTCCATGCTTGGTTTCATGGAGGCGGTAAAGGATTTTGTCCCGACGGTTTCCATCCTGGATGATGAAGGCAATTTATCAGGACCCTCCATCACCACAATCGGCAAGGATGAGGAGCGACTGCAGGTTGGCGTCGATAAAAAATTCAAAGAAAGAGGCGAAGCACCGCCAAATGTCAAAGACGGAGTGCAGCTGCCCGTGCCTGATGCGCCGGCTGTGCCTACTGTCACAGGCAGTTTAATCGAGGGCATCTCGCAATTCGCAACGGGTTTGAAAGGCGTCGATAAAATCGGCGGTCTTTTCAAGGGAGTGAAAGCGCTCGAAGGCGTTGCTGAAGGCGCAGACGTGGGATCTGAAATCGGTCAGATTTTGAACAATATCGGCAAGGGCGCTGGCGCAGACCTGTTAGCATTTGACCAACATGAACAGCGGCTCTCGAATGTCATCGAACAGGTTCCTGAACTGAAAAACCCTGTCACGGAATTCCTGCAGGCGAAACCCGACGATAGTTTTGTAGAAGGGAAACTTAAGCAGGCTATCGAAGGCCTCGGCCTCTCGGCCGTGGGTGAAACTCTTTTTCAAGGCATCAAGGTCTTGAAAAAAGGTTTAACCGCCAAAGGCGAGCTGGAAGCGGCTGGCGGGAAAATTGATGACCTTCTCGATTTGCCAGCTGAAGAAAAGGCCGGTCTCGATCTCCCTGTGAATGAATTTCATTTCCTGGGCGACCCCGCCGGCGAACGCCTGCAGCCAAAAACGAAAATCGAGATCGCTGAGGAGGAAGTCCAGGGAGCTTTTGGAAAAACAAAACAGGTCAGCGATAAGCCGAATGTGCCGATCGACGATTTCGAGATCAATTTTTCGCGCATCGATGCGCCGGATGACATCAAGCAGCTAATGGACGAAATGCTGAATAAGCCCGAGCTGAAGGCCAGCATCGATGCAGAGCGCCGTGGGGCGCGCACCAATGCGCAGACCCTTTCAGCTGCGCAGGATATTGACGGTTATGAAAGTTTGCTGGCACGCCGCACGGGCGATGCCTTTAATGCCGAGCAGATTGTCGCCGGCCGTAAAGTTTATTACGACACGACAACGAAGTTGATGGATGCTGCGCGCAAGGCCGCCGCGCCAACAGCAACGGATATCGATCATTTTAATTTCCGCAAAATGATCGCCGTTCACCAGGCTGTTCAAAAGGAATTCATGGGCATCCGAGCCGAAGCCGGGCGCGCCCTGCAGGCCTGGCGCATCCCTGTCGGCGGGACCGGCGGCGAAAACGTCCGCGCTCTCGAACAGGTTCTCAACGAATTCGGCGGTGCTGATGCCAGCAAGGAACTCGCGCGCCGGTTGGCAACAATCAACGATCACATGAACACCAGTCAGATCAACGCGATCGTAAATAAAACTGCACTCGCCCGTACCACAGATGCCGTGACTGAGGCCTGGACGCTTGGCCTTCTGACCAACCCGACCACGCATGTCGTCAATCTTAGCTCGAACGTACTGACTGCCTTGCAGCTCGGCATGGAGCGCTTCGCAATGGCTGGCGTGAAAGACAGCCCCGTGACGTTCCGCGAAGGCCTCGAATTCTTTTCGGGCATGATGGAAAGCCAGAAACTTGCTATCAAAAACATGGCCCAGGCCTTCCGCACCGGCGAGACCGGCATCGGCCTCGGTAAAATCGATCTGCCGAGAACGCGATCGACGGCACGCGATATTCTCGATCCCGACGGCAAGGCCGGAATTTTCAGCAAGGCGCTCGATGGTTACGGCGCCATACTCAATAAATTCGTCGGCGGCGGTCTTGCGGCCGGCGATGAATATTCCAAAACAATTTTATACCAGGCGCAACTGCGCTCTCTGGCGATCCGTGACGGCATCGCCCAGGGACTTGAAGGCGAAGCCCTGACAAAACACATCGCCGACGTGCTTGCCGATCCCCCGCCCGGCGTCAAAGCCGACGCGGCAACTTTTGCAACATACGGCACTTTCACCCGCGAACTCGGCAAAGCCGGGCAGGCCGCGCAAAAAATCATTTCACAATACCCGGCCTTGCGCTTTGTCGCGCCTTTCGTCCGCACACCCGGCAACATTTTCAAATTCGCATTCGAGAGAACGCCACTCGCGCCGTTATCGAAAAAAGTCCGGGACGATATCACCGCCGGCGGCGTCCGCAAGGCCTCCGCACTGGCGAAGATCGGGATGGGGACATCGATGATGGCCCTCGCTGCGGATATGAGCCTCAACGGCAAAATGACAGGATCAGGCCCGAACGACCCGAAAATCCGCGCGGGGCTGAAGCGTACCGGCTGGCAGCCTTATTCCATCAAATTCGGTGACACCTGGTACAGCTACGCGCGGTTCGAGCCGGTGGCCACGTTGTTCGGCATGTCGGCCGACATCTCGGAAATCCTGTCAAACTATGAAGCTTATGACGTCCAGGCGCAGGAGGAAGCCGACGAGCTGGTGACGGCGGCCGTGCTGGCGATCGGCAACCAGGTTGTCGGCAAAACATTCCTGCAGGGCTTCGCTGACATAGCCGAGGTTCTGAGCGATCCGAAACGCAACGGCGAGGCTTTCCTTGAGCGCTTTGCCGGTTCCTTTGTGCCTGCCGGCAGCGCGGCGATCGAGCGCGCGATCGATCCGGCCGCCGAGCTGGTGTTCAACAAGATCGACGCCATTCGTTCACGCATTCCCGGTCTCAGCTCCGCCGTTCCGCCGCGCCGGAATATCTGGGGTGAGGAAATAAAATATTTTTACCCGAACGATGAAGACCTGCTGGCCTCGACCGCCGAGCGTATCGGTAGCCTGTTCAATCCGGTTTACACCAGCACAGAGAAAAAAGATGCGGTTGTCGATCGCTGGATGCTGCAGAACGGTTTCAACATCGACATGCCTGACAAGACGCAGAGCTTCGAGGGCGTGCGCATCGATCTCAGAAAATATCCTCAAATATACGACCGGCTGGTTGTGCTGCGCGGTAACGAAGCCAAGCTGACCCGTTACAGCAACCAGGGCATGCAAGAATTCTTCCGCAATCTCGTCACAGAGGAAGACCCCTTCGGGCGGCACATAGGATTTTTTACATCGATCGGAAAAGATTTCGACGATCAGCAGAATTTCATCAGCCAGGTCGTACGGGATTACCAGGATGCGGCCAAAGATCAGCTGCTCGATGAATTCCCTGAACTGAGTGACGTCATCAAACGCGAACAAAGAAATGCGGCTGCACTGAACGCGGTACGGCCGGCCGCATCTAAAGAGGAGAAACCATGACACAAACAACCAATGATCGCCGCGCCCGGTACGAAGTCACAAATCCCGCCGGCCAATCCATCTTCGATATCGATTTTGAACTCGACAACGTGGATTACATCCGCGTGTACGCCGATAACGACCTGATCGATGCTGCCGATTATACCGTTGACCTGGAGACCTTAAAGGCAACGCTGGACACGCCTGCGGTACAGGGAACGATCATCACGCTCGAAGGCTACAGCCTGATCGAGCGCACAACCGATTACCCGCTTCGCGGCGCCCTTCGCGCGCGGCTTCTCAATGCCGATTTCGACAAATTCACGCGTACGCTGCAGGAGCTGCGCCGCGATGTTGATCTGTGCCTGAGAATTAACCGGGCAGAAGATGTCAATGTCAGCACCGTCATGCCGCTGCTCGATCCTGGTCATGTCATCGTATGCGGCGAGGAAGGTTTTGAAATCGGTCCAGATACGACCGACGTGGCTACGGTTGCGGCCAGCATCGCCAATGTCGATGCCGTCGCTGCCGCGTTAACAAACATCAATATCGTTGCAACCGATTTGAACAGCTTCGACACGATCGGAGATGTCGCCGCTAATATCGACGCCGTTGCGGCCGTCGGCAATAACATCGTGCATGTCCTGTCGGTTGATGACAACGAGGCAAACATAACGGCCGTAGCCGGCAACGCGACCAACATCAACCTGGTCGCCGGCAACGCGACCAACATCAATACCGTGGCCAGCATCAACGGGGTTATCAACACTGTCGCGGGTATCTCAGCCAACGTCACGACGGTCGCAGGCATTTCCTCTGCGGTCTCGAATGTCTCGGGCATCGCCGCGGCCGTATCGGCAGTTTCCGGGATTTCCTCGGCTGTTTCAAATGTCTCTTCGATCTCCGCGAATGTCAGCACCGTGGCGGGTATTTCCGGCAACGTCACGACAGTGGCGGGCATGTCGGCGAACATCACCACCGTCGCGGGGATGTCGGGTAATATATCTACAGTTGTCGCCAATATAACGGCCATTCAAAACGCATCGACAAATGCCACAAATGCGGCGACTTCCGCATCGAACGCTTTGACGAGCGAAAACAATGCCGCGGCAAGCGCGATTGCGGCCGCAGCTTCAGCTGCGCAATTCTCCGGCACATCGACAACATCGGTGGCGATCGCAACCGGCACGAAGGCCTTCACCACTCAAAGCGGAAAACTTTTCAACGGTGAAAACGTCCGCGTTTATTCTGCGGCCGATCCGACAAATTTCATGGACGGGTTGGCGACGTATTCCGGCACAAGCCTCAGCGTCGATGTTTCGACGATCGGCGGATCGGGAACAAAAACGGATTGGGTCATCAAGGTTAATGGCGCGAAAGGCGTACAGGGGCCAAGCGGGTCCCTTGACTTCACCGCGCTCAGTGCTGAAACCGCACTCGCAAGCGGCGATCTCTTTGTCATCAACGACATCAGCGAGGGCGCAAACAACAAGATGACGACACTGGATGTCTTTAAGGGCTTTACGGTGTTGCCAACCACAGCGCTTGCGGTCGGCGATGAAATGCCCTTCTATGATATTTCTGGTACTGTCGCCGGCAAAGTCACGGTTCAAAACTTCTGGAACATGGTGACTGGCCTGACATCAGAAACGGCCCTAGCCGTCGGCGATGAGTTCCCGGTCTATGATGTATCTGCATCCAATACCGACAAAGTCACACTGCAGAGCTTCTATAACGCCATCAATATCCTGACCGCTGAAACCGCGGCGCCGGCGACGAACGATGTGCTTCTGATGTACGACACATCGGCAACTAATGCGGATAAAATCACCGTCGCTGATTTCTTCAAAGCCTTTACCAGCTTCTCAACAGTAACGATGGCAAGCGGCGATGAAATCCCGTTCTACGATATTTCCGGCGCGGTGGCCGGCAAGGCAACTGTCGCCGCACTCTGGACGGCGATGACATCATTAAGCCTCTCGGGTGTATTGCCTTCAGCGCAAGGCGGCGCGGGAACAGTCAACGGCATCATGAAGGCGAACGGCTCGGGTACAACTTCCGCCGCCGCCGCTGGCACAGATTATGTTTCTCCAACTGGCACGGAAACGCTGACCAACAAGCGTATCAATCCGCGCATCCAGGCTGTAACATCGAGCGCTACCGTCACAGCCAACGCCGACACCGATGATGCTGTTGTCATCACCGCCCAGGCGGCGGGCCTGACGCTGGCGAACCCCACCGGAACCCCCGTTCAGGGCCAAGGCCTCATCATCAGGATTAAAGATAACGGCACAGCCCGGTCGATTTCTTTCGGCACGAATTTCCGTGCGATGGGGACCGTGTTGCCAACCACGACCGTCATTTCAAAAACGCTTTATCTCTCCTGCGTCTATAACTCCACCGACACAAAATGGGACGTCACCGGCGTCGCCAAGGAAGCTTAATGTCCTTTCACCGTTTTCCATCGATCCTTATTCCGAACAACGCCCCGATGATGGTCAGCGGCCTAGCGCTGACCACGCCCGGCGCAATCACACAGCAGGTTCCTGCCGGCTGGACATCGCTCGATGTCGAAGCCTGGGGAGCTGGCGGCGCCGGCGGCGGCAATAGCAGCACAGGATCATTCGGCGCCGGCGGCGGCGGCGGCGGTTATTCCAAAAAAACTTATGCCGTAACACCTGGCCAAATATTCTCAGGCAATATTGGAGCTGGCAGCGCCGGCACCTCCGGCACCGGCACGGCCGGCGGCAATACCACCGTGGATGTTCTGACAGCCAACGGCGGCGGCGGTGGCGTTACGAATGGTGGCAGCGGCGGCGCTGGCGGCACTGCAAGCGGCGGTGACGTCAACACAACTGGCACGGCCGGCACAAACGGCGGCGCTGGCGGATCGTTGAATGGAGCAGCAGGCGGGGCATCGCCGAATGGCGGAGCTGGCGGCGCTGGCGGAACTGGCAATGTCGGTGGAGCTGGCGGCCTTGGCGGCACCGGCGGTACGCCTGGGGGCGGCGGCGGCGGCGGCGGCGGCCGCGGTCTCGGCAGTAACACGTCCGGCGGCACCGGCGCGCCAGGTCAAATCAAATTCACAAAGACACCGACACTCATCAATCTCACCGGCTATACGACGATTTCAGATTTCGATGTCAGTACCGCGCCGGCGTTCGATGGCACGACAAACCAGGCGCAAGTCTCATGCGCATTGAAGAACAACGTCGCTGCAGGAACAAGTAATGGCTATATCGGCAAAACGCTCGGTACGCCCTCAGCAATTCACAGCGCTGTCTCGCACGGCACCAACGATAAAGGTTATGCATTCACGGGTTCGCCAAGCGGATCGACAATGACCTTGAGCCTGTACGGCAAACAAGGCACCGCGCCGGCCTCGCCGACAAACGGCACGCTGCTCGGCCAGATCAGCTTCACCAACCAGGCAAACGAAAGCGTCGGCCGCACGATCGCCAGCTCCGACACGACAACGGTTTGGGATCACGTTTGGGTTTACCTGACACAACCTGACAATGCCAATAACGGCTTTGCAGAGATTTTATTTTACGCACCGTAAGGGGGAAAAATGGATCTGAATTTATTCCGAGTTTTTTGCGTTTTGTTTTTTATGTTCGCCGTCGCTGTTAAGGGCGGATGGCTCGGCCGCATCCCCGGCTGGAACGAATTCAAAAAACGAAAGACGACAAATAACACTCCCGGCAACATCCTCGCCGCCTTGAAACGCTGGCTCCTCGATGGCACCCAGCTGAGCGCGTTTCTTGTGACTGGCTTCATGGCGGCCGCTACAAGCGATGTCATCCTGGCAGTTTCATTCGGGCTGATGTGGTGGCTTTATTTCATGCGCTCGATGGGCGAGGTCGCCGGCGCGGTCGGCGACTACAAGGGCGGATGGGGCGAATATACCGTGACCGATAAATTCAGCCGCACCGAAGGGATAAAGAACGCGCTGACGCACGGCTTGGCCGGCGGCGGCATGCTGACTTTCGCCACGGGCTTTATCTGGTTCATCCCGGCGGCCGGCCTTTTTCCGGTTTGTTATTTCGTCGGAAACTCGCTGCATCAATTCATTCACAAATCGACCGGCTGGACCTACAGCGAACCGATTTACGGCCTCCCGATCGGGATCGCCGCGGCCTTTTATCTGACAGGAGGTTTTTAATGGCAAAAGAAAATGAAACGATCGCCGATGAAATGATGTTCCTGCTCGGCGAGATTAAAAAAACCGGCGAGGACAACAGCAAGCAAATATCCGTCGTTGTCGAGGAGCTGAAGGCAAACACCAAAGAGACGATCATCAACACGCAGAACACAAAAGCTGCTTTTCGGCGCATCGATGAAATCAATGTCAACTTATCAAACCTCGCAAAAAAAGTTTCCCGCCACGAAAACATCATTAACGTTACCGCCGGCAAAGCCAAAGGCGTGGCGGGGGCAATCAGGATTATATGGATCGTCGGCGGCGGCTTTGTTGGCGTCGCACTCACTGTCATCGGAATGGTGTTCTTTCGATGAAGCACGCAAAGAAAACCGCAACAGGCCTGGGCGTCGCCGGAATGATGGCGATCGCCCTTCTCATCAAGCCCTGGGAGGGTCGCGTTCATAAACCCTATCGGGATATCGGCGGCGTCTGGACAGTGTGCGACGGCCACACCGGGCCGGATATCGTGATCGATAAAATCTATTCCGATCCTGAATGCGACAACGTCACGGCGCGGGATGTGCGAACGGTCGAGCTTGCCGTCGAAGGCAAGCTGAAGCGCAGCATGCCGGTCCCGACAAAGGCCGCCTTTATCTCGTTCGCCTACAATGTCGGTGTGACGGCCTTCCAGAATTCGACGCTGCTTAAAATGGCCAACGCCGGCGACCTGCGTGGCGCCTGTGAGCAGCTCCCGCGATGGGTCTTTGTCAAAGGTACATTTGTCGCCGGCCTAAAGAACCGCCGGATGTCCGAGCGCAGCCTGTGCCTCCAGGGCCTTGATCCGAATTTCCGGCCGCCGGCTATCGAAAACTTTGTGGGATGGGTGATTTCATGATTGGAAAACTTTGGGCCTTTGTGCCTGGCGATATCAAGCTTCTCATCATACTAGGGGCGGTGTCTGTCATCGGCCTTGGGGGATTAGGCGTCAAATTGAAAATAACGACTCTTGAACGTGATCTGGAAAAATGCCGTGGGGGTATAGCGGTGGACGCTCTGGAGACGTCTGAGGCCGTAAGGGCGGCTGAGGTAAAGGCATTAGAAACTGCGAGGAAGGATGACCATGAAAGACAAACATTCATTACAGAAAATAAAATCGCGCTCGAACGTAACCGACAAGCTGGCGACGGGCCTCTTGCTCCTGTGCAGCGCGATATGCTTGAGCGCGTGCGGCAGCGATATTCTGAGAAGTTTCCAGACAAACGAAATCCCTGAGAGCCTCCTCGATCCAGGGCGGCCTGGTGTGGTGGTGGATGTTTCCACTGCTACCCAGGCCGATGCGGCCGACGCCTACCTGGAGACCTACGGTGCATGGGAAGGCTGCGCGGTCAACATGGAGAACCTGAAAACTTTTCTGAATGAAAAAAGGATGATCGAAAATCGTTAGAGATTTATTGGGTGTCCGGCGTTTACTCTAACGTATTATTTTTTTAAGTCTTTGATTTTATTATAGCGAGAATGATTTACAGTCTGCTGCCATTAACCACTCGGCCACCCTTCCATTCCACGGCAAGCCTTTATAATGATTGA